TGTAGCCAAAGATGGAAAAGCATCTTCTTTTGCCAAAGCGATCAATGAAGATACAGATAATCTGTGGATTACAGCAAAAGCTTTAGTAGATGGTGGGATTCCAGCTAACGTAGCAAATGCAGCATTCGCAGGTGGCGCAAGTGGTAATGCTGGTCTAGCAAATGCAGATTATATTGAAGCACAAGCAGCACTGGAAAGCGAAGAATTCGATGTATTGGCATTAGACTTTGCCGCTGATCCTGCGTTACTGAAAAGCTTTGCCGCTTGGATCAAACGTGTACGTAGTGAAGGGAAACATACGGTTGCAGTAGTCGGTGGTACAGCAGCAGATGATCTATCTTCCAAAGCAGCTACGATTGCAGCAACACGCTCTCTTTCATTGAACTACGAAGGTATTATCAATGTAGGTACAGGTGTGCGCATTGGTACAACAGATTATACTTCTGCACAAACAAGTGCTTATGTAGCAGGTCTCATTGCCGGTCAACGTCTAAACGAATCGACAACGTACCATATTACGCCTTTTGACGATGTGACTCGTCGTTGGACACGTTCTGAGCAAGAACAAGCTGTAAAAAATGGTGTGTTTATTTTCTTCCATGATGGTCGTCAAGTGAAGGCTCTTCGCGGGGTGAATAGTCTTGTGATTCCAGCAGCTGGACAAAATAATGCTTGGAAAAAAATCCGTTCGATTCGTGTGATGGATGCGATCAATGGTGACTTGCAACGTGCGGCAGAAGATTCTTATATCGGTAAAGTGAATAACACCGAAGAAGGTCGCCTTGCTCTTATTGGTGCCATGAAAGAATATCTGAATCTTTTGGCACAAAGTAGCGTGATTGAAGCATCTGGCTTCGATGTCATCTTAGATCCTGCTTATTATGGTGCAGCTCCAATCTTGCGTCCTGAAGCAGATCAAGTATTCTTGCAATGGAATGTGAAATTGACAGATGTCATGGAACAATTGTTTGGCACATTTTACGTGCAATAAGTGATAGCAGTCAGCGCTATATCTATTCATTTAGGTATAGCCTTTTGGATTTCAAAATAAAAATAAGAACCGAAAATCGAAGGAGGAAATATATATGTTAGACGCTTCAAGAGTTATTCTGGGTACACATGGACAATTGCACATTGATGGGGTATGGCAAACGCATATCAACAAACTGGAAGCAAGCGTGGAAATTGAAAAACGTGAGCTGAATCTGGTAGGTAACGAATGGAAAGTACACAAAAATGGTTCCAAAAAAGGTACAGGTACAATGACGGGTTATAAAGTGACTTCGGATATGTTGGTACGTGGTTTCCAAAAATTCGATATCATTTCCAAACTAGACGATCCTGAATCTTATGGTCATGAGCGTGTACGCTTAATGCGTTGTATGCCAGACAAAATTCAATTGGCGAACTGGACAGCAGGTGAAGAAGTTCCAGAAGAAACAGCGTTTACGTTTGAAGGATATGAGTTGTTAGATCCAATCGTAGCGAACTAATGAATGAATAGCATATTACCAAAGCAATACAATTAAGTTATGTAGCTAGATAGCTAATACGAAAAAAAGCTATTTGTAATATTTATAAGCGATTATGTCTTATTCCACTAGATCAGTAAGCGATAAGCGAAGGATGAGTATGTCTTTCTTCGTTTGTCGCTACTTGGCGTGGAATAAATACGAAATAATCTTTATTTTGATGTAAAACACTATTATTGACGATCCTGAGGAGGACATAATCATGAGTTTGAACGAAAATTTATCAGAAGAACAAATCTTGGACAGCCTATTTGAAGCAGCAGACAAATTGCCAGAAGAAACAGTAGGTATTCAACGTCTGGATTTGCAAATGACATTGCGTGGACTCACTTCCAGTAAAGTAGACAGTATTCGTGAACGTTGTACGGTTCGTAAAACGACTAAAGGTCGCACAGAAGAAAAAGTAGATAGTGAAACGTTTAACGCATTGTTGATCTCAGAAGCGACTGTTCAATTAGAAGTCAAAGGCTTGAAATTGAATGGTTGGGGCGATCCACGTATTACCAGTCGCTTGAAATTATCCGGTGGCGAACAAGCGGTACGTCGTATGTTGCTAGCAGGTGAACTGGATGCGGTTGGGGACAAAGTGCTTGAACTATCTGGCTTCGGTGTGGAGCTTGATGACCTAAAAAACTAATTCACTCCGGCGGGATAACGACGATGCTGTATCACATGTGGGTAAGGCATAACCTCCGTCCCGGAGAGTTTTGGAATTTGTCCCAGGGCGAGCGCTCGCTATTGCTAGCTTTTTCGCAAGAGGAAATGCAATCGGTTAGTAATCAAGTGGGAAAATAGAAAACATGTAATGGTAATGCCTTTAAATAAATAAGGAGGTGAATGTATGGCAGATTCTAAAAACTATCGTGTTAATCTAGTCACAGATGTACAAGATTTAGTGAATGCTAATAGTGAACTAAGAGCAACTAGCAAATATATAGACAGTGTCAAGCGACTTTCTGAACAATTTGGTAGAGCAAGATATCAAAGCTTGATTAAAGTAAATACTGAGTTGAAGTATTTACAGCGAAATTTAGCAAATGTATATAGTTTAGCCGTTCGTGTTAGCCGTTTAAGAATTATTCCACAAGTTTTTTTAATTGATCATGCAACTCCAGTATTAAATAGATTATTAAAAAGATTAAAAGAAATTAAATCTTATTTTATTGTAGCTACTGCTAATGTGAAATTAAAAGTAAGCCAATCTCTACAGTCTGCAATAATACCAAAAGTGATTATTCCAGTAATTAAAATAGCACCACCAGAAGTCAAAGTTACGATACCAGAAATAAAAGTAATCAATAATATAGAAACGTCTTCATTCGCATCTGCAACTTCCTCTTCAGTAGAAGGTGGAACAAATAATCAACCTTTGATTGATGCTTTGACAAATAATACTACAGCAATAAACAACCTAACCAAAAAATTGGATTCATTACAATTAGGTGGGGCAACTCCAGAAAAACCTAAAGGATTATTTGGAAAAATTAAAGGTTTTTTTGATCATAGTAAGCAAGTAGGCGATGGATTAAAAGGAGCCTTTGATGCGAAGAATAAAGGTAAAAAGCTTTGGAGTGCGTTAAAAGAGTATAGAAATCCAGGAGGCAGTTTATTTAGAAAAACAGTAAAAGCAACCAAACGTGGCGCAGATTTTTTGAGTGCTGCTGGTGGTGCAGGTTCTAATCTAACTGGAGGAATTAGCGGGTGGGGAGATGATATTAAAGGTCTATGGAGTTCTATAATGGGGGATTCTCCCACAGTAGCTCCTTCTACAAGAATAGTTACAGAAGAGGCAGGATCAGGTTTGTTAAAAGGGGGACTTAAAGCAGCAGGAAAACTATCAGGGCCTTTAAGCTTAATTCCTGATGCATTTGATTTTATGAAAGCTCAGAGTAAAGAAGAACGTGGTGCTGCTATAGGCTCAGCAGTAGGAGGAATAGGTGCAGGTATACTAGGCGGTACTATTGGAAGTATTATACCAGGAATTGGTACTGCAATAGTAGGCGCAGCTTTTGCAACTGGAGGTAGTATGATTGGACGAGAATTTGGAAGAGCTCTAAGCGGAATGATATTTCCTACACCTAATCCATCAAGTGTGACAAAAGATATAACTGGAAACAATACAATGGTTATACCTGATTTGTCCAATCTAACAGGCATACCTTACCCACCAAATAAAAACATGTTAGCACCAAAACCTTCGTTTGCAGATAGATATGTTACGCCTGTTTGGGAAAATAATATGAAGTCGCGTGTAAATAATCCTGCACCTTCTATTCCTCCTCAATCAAAAGCTACTGAATTAAATAATAAAACAACAGCATCAGCATCAGCAAAAACAAGTGTTCAATCAACAGTACAAATTAGTGATGGACAAATGGGAACTCTTTCTGGAATGCTTAAAGATTTCAAAGCGCAAGTCACAAATAATGTTTCTGTAAATGTTCCCGCAGGTGCTGTTCAAGTTACAGTCAAAGAAAATAAAATTGACTATGATGCTTTAGCTATTAAAGTAGGTCAACGTGTAATCAAAAAAGTACGCCAAGCACTAGAAAATCAAAAACCTGCTTCAGCTTCTGGGACAGCTA